CAAGCGATGTAGATATTTCATGGCTCGACCCAGGGATCATTCAGTCGCACACTCGCTACTGGTTCCCCGACATGACTGGCTGGCGTGTAGGTTACGGCAAAAACGGATTAACGAGTTGCCAGCAGTCATGGGTTGCTCCTTGGAAATGCAAGGTTGAAGCAGAAAGCACAGATGATCGTCCTACCGAGAAGGCTGTCGTAGCGTACCTACCTGTTGTCCTCAGGCAAATGCTGAGTTGGAATCGCGAGCGATACTCTTACTACAACAAGTTTTGGGACATGGACCTAGCTGAAGCGATGGCACTCCGCAGTCATGGGAAGAACCAGTACAGAAACTTGGTCATTACGGATATCGAGCTTATACCGAGAACAGACCTGCTTGACACACAGTCGGAATCCAAGATTGTATCGGACACTGGGACTCGGACTTCGCTTGGAGTGATGTCTAACTCTGGGGATAAGACTCGATGGGACAAGGACAATGCCGATGTTCTTGAGTTTACCCGAATGGTTCAGCAGCAACTCCGCATGACGACCACAGGTGGAATAGAAACAGACTTCTTAAAGCTCTATCAACAACCTTTTCCACGCATCCGCTCTCAGTTTTGGCAGATTAATATCACTTGGCAACCTGATCCGTACCAGAACAGATACGGAATTCGTTACGCAAAAATCGATATACAGCCTTCGTTGCGAATGGAGTCGCTCAAGAACGTACCGCTGGGAGTTGTTCCCACCAGGTTTGATGGGCAACCGGAGTTCACTTTTATAGATCCCAACGTAATTGTAATTCCCAAAGGGACTCCAGGTGGAGACCAGTCCGACCCAGGCAATATGGGCAAGAACGCGCCTGTTGATTACATGGGCAAGCCTGAATGGATTCAACCAATCTCTACGGGTTTTCCTGTCAGAGAAGCTCAGATCACTTTCAAAGTATCGTACCCGTGGGTCAGTCTTAAAGATCTGCTAATCGCTGGGCCTATCGGTAACCCCGGGCAGCTGGACATCAATTCCAAGGCAGGATTTCCTGGGGAAGTCGGTCCGCTAGCCATACCCGAAGGCCTATACATCGGATGCGTCAACAGGAAGTCTTTTCTGGGATACTCGAGAGGCAGAGTGCTGTACAATTCCGCAGAGATCACTGAATCTACAAGCCCGATCACAGGAAAAATTGGTTACGAGGTGACACACGAATTCATTGTTAATCCGAACATGGAGTGGAACCAGACGAGATATACGGGCGATTATCTGCCGTCACCAAACGATGTGATTAAGTGGTACAGCAGACAAGCTACGCCAACCTCAATAGGATTGCAACCGGGTGAAGTTCCAGCAGACACAAAGAACCCGTCGTTCAAGACTGGCTACGTAGTGCAGATGCTTCCAGCCGCCGGAGGCAGACGTGTTCACCGAGTCGCTATGATCCCAGTAGAACCATATGATTTTCAAGCCGTATACCCTTACCCGTACAAGGATTTCAAGAACCTTCTTTACTACGGGATGGTGGGCGACAAAGTCCAATTCGACCCAGAAATAACAATAGAGGGCTGATCCATGTCCAACTCAGTCAATATCACGGGATCAGACTTCGGCGAACTGACAAAAGCTCTCTCCACGATCAACAGGGTAGCGGCGAAAGCCAACGCCAAGATTGACTCGATGTTCCAGCTTAACTTCAGTGGATCAAAACTATTTTCCTCTCTGGATGCCCTAAACGGTAAACTCGCAGTTGCCAGAATCCGCGCCGATGGCCTCGCCACAGCCCTTAAAGGACTCAAAGGAATCGGGTCGATCAAGGTTCTCTCTGGTGGTGGGTCTGGTGGAGCATCAGGTGGAGGTGGAGGTAAAAGCAAAGATAAGAGTGGGTTCTGGATCAGTTCTGACACTGGGTACTTTAGGAATCCTGCCTCCGACCTCAAAAACAACTTCGCTTCCAGTCTCCATGCTATGCTTCAAGCGGATAAGTTTAATAAGAAGATGGAGATGAAAGCCGCAAAGGATGCGTTGTCTGTTGAAAAGCTGAAAGGTCGGCAAGGGTCGGCTTACTTTGTTGGTCCAATCGACCAAGGCATAGCTCAGAAACGATACGACGCATCAATCGCCAGAGCCAAGGAACGTGACGCTAAAGCAGCAGAGAGGGCAGCAAAAGCCAGTGAAAGAGTCGCAGCACAGCAAGAAGAGATGGCAAGAAAGTCTCGCAACAAGCTGATCTCAGACTCTTCTGCCAGCAATACTATCGGCAATCTCGCAACAAGTGCATGGAGACGCAAGCTCGGTCTCAAGAATCTCTTTGACTTCCAATCAGCCAAAGGCTTACTTAACGGTGGTTCAGGCAATCCGCTCATGGTCTCCCGCTTCGGCAATCCCGGTCAGATGCCCCTGATGAGCCGTTTCCGAGTATTTCAGCGGCCATTTCCTGGCTCGGAACGCAATCCGTTTGCTCTGGGTGATGCTGCGAACATCATGAACAATGCTGTTTACTCGGCTGGTCGTGGCGTCGAAGGTCTATTCAAGGGCATCACTTCCGCTGGCACAGACTCTGTTCGAGCCTTGACAGGTTTCACACAGATCGGTCTTTCGTTTGCCACATCCTTAGGCAGTGCAATCCCCGTAATCGGCCCATTTGTTTCCATGCTCGGCCAAGGATTGATGACAGGTTTAGATATCGCCTCCAAGGCGTTAACCTTTTTCGTGGACTCGCTTTCCAAAGCCGTGGGCGGGATTATTAACTTCGTTACGAACTTGACTCTTGGTGTGAGCGGAATTCTCTCCCGAGCCGTGCAAGCCGCATCAGCACTGACTGAACTGGAAAATGCCGCAAAGGTCTATGTTGGAAAAGGTTCCAGCAAGCTGATCGACACTTCGATGGACTATCAGGCAAGATACGGGATCTCGGCAACAGATTCGCTCAGGCTCATGACAAGGATCGCAGGACAAGTTCGCCAAACAACATCGCTTTCCAGCGACCAGTCAGCCCAGGCTGCCGTGGACATTTTTAAACAGGTCGCAGAGGCAGGATCAGTTCTTAACCTTGCAAGCGATGATCTAGGCAAGATGGTCCAGTCGGCCATTGCAGGAAGATTCACTCCTTTGAGACGGATGGGCGTAACAGTCTCTGCCCCTATGCTCGACCAGATCACGAAGAACGATACTTCTCGCGGCAAGCCTGGGACGATGTTTGAAGGTCGAACGATGTCGCTCCTATCAGAATTCAAACGCCAAACGCTGCCATTCACGGGCGACTTGGAAAAAACGCAGTACGAATTTGCTAACCAGCAGCGTAAGATTCTCGGTCTGTTTGAAGGCATGTTTGTCCAATTAGGGCGTGTTGTTGAGCCATTTGCCAAGGGCTTGTTAATTGTCAGCAACACTCTGTTGACTACCGTATACGACAAGCTCAAGGGGTTTGCGGATGGTGCTAAAGCATCAATTGAAGATATGCGTGCTGGAGGCACTGGGGGTGGGTTTGGAACTGCCTTGACATCTTTTGTCTACGCGATCTCGCGTGCTGGTGACTATATTCTCGCTTTCGGGCAAGCCGCATATAACGCCAGAAGCACGATCATGGAGTATGGCAAAGCGTTTGGAATTCAAATTCTCGCCATAGCAAGGGATCTCGTTGTCTTCAGCCTGAAGATGACAGGCGTCTTTATTAAGATCATTGAGTCATTTGGCGGGTTTGAAGTAGCCTTAAAAGATATGGGCAACACGATTATCTCCATCTCGGAGTTTATAGCTCGACAAACAGGATACCAGTCTCCCGCCCAGAAGGAAGCAGACAAAAAGTTCTATGCGGATCAACAACTTGTCGAAGGGTCGATAAGGCTCAATCGTGAAAACCGAGGGTTGATCGCAAGACCTGGTACGAAACTTCCTGGCATGTCAAAAGCCGTTACTGAGGCTCAGGCTAGAATCAATGCTGTTTCAGCAGGAAGTCCTCGATCTTTCGTCTACGGCACACAGGATACGGCTGGCAGCGGAGCTGGCGACAGGCTTATGAAGTTGGCCGAATCATTTCAAAACATTAGAAGTATCGACGATCTTAAAGATTTCTTCGGCAAGGGATTGCCCGATGTCCCTGACTCCGAAATGTACAAGGAAGTCATGAAATTCATCACCATGTCCACAGAACGCGAAGCCAAGTTCCAACCGCTTCCTCCGATGGCTATGCAAGGCCGACTTTCGACCTACTTCTCTCCTGCGGCATTCCGAGACGAGATCGCTGGCTCTGATAGAGGGCTAAACGCTGCCGAAGAGACTGCTGCAAACACTGCTGAAATGGCAACTTACCTTCAAAAACTTACCGAAACCGCAAGCGTAAACTCGCTGCTCAGTGGCGGCAAGGTTGCTTATCTAGGGGCATAAACATGACTGATCGATTTAGGGCTGGCGAACCACTTTCGGCCTCCAAGCTGAACCGGAACTCGGCAAGCACAAACACAACAGGCTATTACGGCCCAGGCTCATACGTCAAAAGCGGATCGACATACGGGTCGGTACAACCAGATGTGTCTGGTGTTGAATCATTCTGGGTCTCGATTGACGAAGAAAACGCTGAACAGGTTGACCAGAGTTTTGCATCCGGCAGGGTGATCTACAGGTACTCATGGACAGAAGTGCAGTTTGACCAAGGGGCTGGCAGTTGGAGGAAGTCGTCCTCTCGAAGCGGGCATTTCTCTTTTGATCCGGTTTACAATTTTGATCCCACGCAGAGGATACCGATAACCGCAGAGGGGACTTTAGGAAATTCCTCTGTAAAATACGTCAGTACGGTTTACCCAGTAACCCGAGATCCTCACACCGGGGTTTTATTTTTTTTTTCCTAGAGGGTGCAAAGCTCCGCAAGACCCAGGCTGGCCTGTCAGCTTATTCGGGTTTGGTGGCATCATGGAATTTGGTTATATCGATCTAGTCGATCCTGACACAGGTCAATACTACGTCAACCCCTCGATCCCTGACAAGGATGCTATAACGCACATTCAGGACTTTAAAATCGGGCGGGTTTCGGCTCAGGACTTGAACGGAGATTCCAAGGTCTACCAGTTTCGCGGGTGGTCGGGTTGGTACTTCCAAGCCTCTGCTTCGACATCGCAAATTGACCTGAACGCAACCCAGCAGTCTGAGTTAAACCCTGGGACAAATCGCAGCGGATGGAAAGACCTCACAGAGTACTGGTACAACAGGCCTCAATTTGTAAATCCTCCAGTACACGACGGTGAAGAGTTTTTTGGTCTTGATTACCTGTTCAGGGGTTTAACTGAGTTCGAGGGACACTCGTTTGGCGAAACGGTTGAGTCGTACGTAGATTCAAATGGAAATTTCGTTCCAGTATCATGGAGTCGTTTCCCAGGTCCGATACGGATGAGTTATTTGTATGGCCCGCAAGGCGACAGCTTGAATAAGATTAACCACCAACTTCGGTTTAGCTTGTCAGGTAAATGCAGCGTCATGCTGCATGGAAGGTTTCCTGGGATTCGCGACTGGAGTTCTGAATACGGATCTTACATCCTACCCAGCAAAGCGACGACCATGCTCCTGAAGCCTGGCTCAGACAATCTGATTTTGATTGATGGTCGGAACGCGATCCGAATCCGGCTTAATGGGTGGTATGCACACTTTGGTGATCATGTTCTCAAACCAGAACTCAGTCAAAAGTTTTTTGCTACGTTGGGATCTGGAAACTTCCTTACATACGGATATGCATTTTCAACGCCTTGTGAAGACGGCTATTTTGGCGATAGCACCAGCGAATCAAGTCTCGACGACAACGGGAACACCGTGTTTGGATCTGCTTTTGAGTTGAGCGGAGGCCACCACTTCCACATCGGTCGATGGATCGAGGCCAACCAGAACAAAGGACTGGACAGGTTTAATATTAAAGCCGTGGCAAAAGCATGGAAAAAGTTGCCTGGAGACTACGACCCATCGTCCAATCTTCCTCAGCTTAACATTCCAGACCCTTACACTGTTATGCTGAAGACAGAAGAGGATCGTCCTGCCGATGAGACTGTCTACACCACAGCTATTCCCAGAAAGACAGTCCATGAATTTGACCCTGACCACAATCAGTACGGTATCGAGTGCGACCCCACTTACGCCGATAGCATGGGCTTTATCTTCAACTTCAAAGAACCGCTGAACCACTACAAGTACGTTCACATCAGTTGGTACTACGATGGAGTTCTGATCGGAGTCAACTTCAGGCAATCTGTCGGGAGCGGTCCTGACTCGTACATTACTGGGGGGAACAGGGCTAACGCTATCCCATGGAAGGCGACCGATAAATCCTTGTTCCCTGGCTATGGGGGTGACTTGCCAATTCCTCCATCAGAGAAAGACCCTGACCACGAAGGAAGTCCAATGGATGAAGAGGGAAATGAAGCCTATCTCGTCTGCATCCCATTCGGCCCAAACAATACAGACTTCCTGCCAACTTGCGGATTCCATATCACCGTAAAAGGTTCTGTGGGAAATCCCTACACGTTTATCCCATGGACTTACCTGTCTCGAGTTGATTTCGGAGGGACTTCAATCATAAAAACTGTCACTCTCGATTGGGGCGATGGACTTGCAGACGCATGCTTCCTCGATACACCCATCAAGCACCAGTGGGATACTGCTGGAGACTACACGATCAGCATGGAAGTCACTTACACAGAAGCGTCAGGGCGTGGACCGGACAGATCAAAAACCTATATCAGGGTCGCACCATAATGGCTCACACATGCACATGCACAGAACCAGGCACTTGCAGTTTCTTCAAACGAGAGATGAGCGATACCGATTACGATATCTGCCGCAACTGCTTCAATAACCAATCTCGAGCCTCAATCGTATCCCAGTGGTACAAAGAAAGAGGCAGAAAACTCGGCATACTCAATGGTTGTGCTTTAAAAGGTGACCCCGTTCTCAACGAGTTTGGCAACCAAAAGATTCGCAGAACATGCGGATGTGGTGGGATGAAGTCTGAGATTCCCCTGTTTGAGTGCCATCACCCTCAGCCCAGAACAGCCGAAGAAGACTGCGAGAAAAGATGTACGGATTACACAAGTTTCTAAAAAAGTAGCCCATCCATGGGCCTCGGAAACTGCTTACTATCGCCTCTCGATTGGATCAGTCGTGCTGGGTCACTGCAACTTGAATGTCTGAGTCGCTCGCCAGCAAAACACAGCGATAGCACCGACGAAATCGATGCAAAAATCGGCCTACAGTTTCCGGTTGTCTCAATAACGACTGTCAATGATTCCCGAGTTCTTCAGCGATCTTGCAAAAACTGCTACGCACAAAGCGTCCGCTGGGCCATCCTTGAGCTTACCTTGATCAGGCCACCGTTGCTGGCAGTAGATAATTGATCGAGCTTTGCCCAGCTTCTTGTCCAGCCCCTTGAACACAGCGGATTGCCAGACCTGAGGTCTCACAAGGGCAAATGGACTGTCAAGAGTGCAAAGCACAGCCTGTAAGCCTCCAAAGCCCATACCGAAAGTGAACATGCTTGTCACGCCTTGACCAGGCATCGCACTTACCTTTTCAATCACTGAAAAGTCCGGTTCCCATTCTCTCACAAGAGTCGCGACAGCATGAAAATCAATGCTCGACCCTTTCTCACCTTTGACCACAG